ACGGGTGAAAACTCGGGTACATGGGGAGATAAAACTAACTCAAATTTAAACCTATTACAACAAGCTATTGCTGGTTATCAAGCAATTAATCTTACTTCTACTAACACAACTTTAGCAATGACTGATGCTACAATATCAGATGCTAGAAATGCTGTTATTAAATTCACAGGAACATTAGGGGCAAACTCTACTGTTTATGTTGCAACAGGAATTGAAAAAACATATATTTTAGAAAATGGCACATCAGGTGCATTTACTCTTGCTTTAGAACAAGCAGGCGGAGCTTCAGTAATATTTGGAGCAGCAGATAAAACTTCTAAACTAGTTTATTTAAATGGAACAGATGCAGTAGATTTAGGAGTTGTAAATCTTACAGCACCTCAAACATTAACTAATAAAACTTTAACATCACCTACACTTAATACTGCAACATTGTCATTAGGAGCTTCTTTAGATACTAATGGTTTTGATATTGCATTTGATAATGCAACAGGAATAGATGATGATTCAGGTAATCAACAAATTATATTTAATAAAACTGCATCAGCAGTTAACGAAGTGACGATTGCTAACGCAGCAACAGCAAATGATCCAACTTTTACAGCATCTGGAGACGATGCAAATATTGGTTTGGATTTTATTCCAAAAGGAACAGGTGCGGTAACATTTCTTGGTACTGGTAAAATTCAACAAGTAAAAGAAAAAGTTTCAGTGTTTGCAACAGCGACTACTGGAACAATTAATTATAATTTTTTAGATCAAGCTGTTCTTTATCATACAACAGTAGCAACAGGTCAATTTACATTAAATCTAAGAGGTAGCTCTTCTACAACTCTTAATAATATGTTGTCAGTTGGTGAGTCTATAACAGGTGTATTTATGAATACAAACACTACTTTTTATGTTTCAACTATAACTATAGATGGTTCATCTACTAACGTTGTACTTGAATATCAAGGTGGTTCTGCACCAACAGCAGGTAACGCAGGGATAGATGTTTATTCATTTACTGCAATTAAAACATCGACAACCCCAGCATATACACTTTTAGCGTCACAAACTCAATTTAATTAAGGAGATTTTGTAATGCCTTTAAACTCGACACGCGGAGGAGCTTCAGCAAAAGGATTTGGATTTACAGCAGGGGTTAAAAAAATTGAAGTAGATTATTTAGTAGTAGCGGGTGGTGGTGGTTCACAGAGTGGTTGGAATGCAGGCGCTGGAGGAGGAGGTGCAGGTGGTTATAGAACTTCATTTCCAGGTGGAACAAAATTAACTTTATTAGGTGGAATTTCTTATCCAGTTACAGTTGGAGCGGGTGGTGCACCCCCTAGTAGTGGGAACCCTTCTATATTTTTAACAATTACATCAACAGGTGGTGGTAGAGGAGGAGGTGCTGCTTTACCAGGGGGTACAACTGGTACACCAGGTGGATCAGGTGGAGGAGGCAGTGGAGGAGTATCAGGTCCAGCAGGACCAGGTGGAACAGGAAACTCACCTCCAGTTAGTCCACCACAAGGAAATCCAGGTGGACAAGGAATATCTGGTCCTAATGGTTACGGCGGTGGCGGCGGTGGCGGTGCAGGTGCAGCAGGAAGTATCACTGGTCCAGGTGGAGGTCCTGGAGGTCCAGGAGGAATAGGTCTTTCGAACTTAATTTTTAATAGCCCAACAACTGGAACACCAGGACCAGCTCCAGGAAGATATTATGCAGGTGGTGGTGGTGGTAGAACAACTTATGTTGGTGGTGCAGGTGGAGCAGGAGGCGGAGGAATTGGAGGTGCAGATCCTGGTGTACCCTCTCCTACTGGACAAAATGGAACAGCAAATACTGGAGGTGGAGCAGGAGGATTTGAGGCTACTGGCGGATCAGGAATCGTTATTATTAGAGCACCGGGACCATCAAATATTTCAGCAAGTCCAGGAACAAACACAGTTACAACATTACCAGCCCCAGAAGGAGGTTGTAAAGTGGCTAGATTCACAGTCCCAGGAAATTTAACTTTTTAAAAATATGGCACATTACGCAGAACTAGATATTAATAATAAAGTTATAAGAGTATTAACAGCTTGTAATCAAGATATTGCTACTCATGGAGGAGAATTATCTGAAGAAGCTGCTAATTATTTTGGAACATATACTCCATTTTCAGAAAATGGTGTAAAATGGGTTCAAACATCATACAATGGTAATTTTAGAAAAAATTATGCAGGAATAGATCATCAATACGATCAACAAAGAGATGCTTTCATAGCACCTAAACCTTTTAATTCTTGGATATTAAACGAAGATACTTGTAGATGGGAAGCACCAGTTGCATATCCAACAGTTACAACTTATGGAGATAATACACCTTACTATATTTATTGGGATGAATCTAATTTAAGATGGATGGGTAGCGATGATCAAAACAATACATTTTTTTGGTCACCTGGGACTTTATCTTGGCTTGCTACAGGCAACTAATTTAAATAATATTCGAACTTTACAAATACTGTAGAATTTAGTATGTATTTACTATAATGAATTTACAGAATTATTATTACTATTTTCAAAGCGCACTTACACCTAGATTTTGTGATGAATTAATTAAATATGGAATATCACAACAAGAACAATTAGCACTTACTGGTGGTCTAACAGATAAAATTAATGAAGGTAATTCACTTGATGATAAAGATATAATAGATTTAAAAAAGAAAAGAGATTCAAATATTGTTTGGTTAAATGATCGTTGGATCTATAAAGAAATTCAACCATTTATACATCAAGCAAATCAATTAGCTGGTTGGAATTTTGAATGGTCATTTAGCGAAGCCTGTCAATTTACAAAATATAAATTAAATCAATTTTATGATTGGCACTGTGACTCTTGGGAGTCTCCATATGCAAATAAGGATAATCCAGACACATTTGGTAAAATTAGAAAATTATCTGTTACATGTTCTTTATCAGCACCAGAAGATTATGAAGGTGGTGAATTAGAATTTGATTTTAGAAATATGGATCCGGATAAACCTACAATTAGAAAATGTGCAGAAATAAGTAAACGTGGAAGTGTAGTAGTATTTCCTTCTCATGTTTGGCATAGAGTTAAACCAGTTACGAAAGGAACAAGATATTCATTGGTGATTTGGAACCTTGGATATCCATTTAGATAATGGCAAAAACAGATGAATTAACTTATTCAGTTTATTTTAACTCACCTATATATTCTATAGAAATTCCAGAATGGGTAGATGATACAAATAAAATTTGTGATAAATATATAAAAGAAGCTAGAAAAAATAATATTAAATTTATTAAAGAACGAGAAAAGAAATTTGGTAAAAAAATAGGAGATCACGGAATGAGTCATCATTCTACATCATTAGTTGGAGATCCTAGATTAAAAGAATTACAAGACTATATGGGAGCAACTAGTTGGAATGTTTTAGATCATATGGGATATGATTTAACTAACTATGAATTATTTTGGACTGAATTTTGGGTACAGGAATTTGGTGAAAAAGGAGGAGGACATCATGAAGGTCACATGCACTATGATAATCACATATCTGGTTTTTATTTTTTAAAATGTTCAGACAAAACTTCAATGCCAGTATTTCACGATCCAAGACCAGGTAAACTTATGACACAATTACCATTAAAAAATGAAACTGAAATTACACTTGGAACACATAAAATTCATTACAAGCCAAAACCAGGTACTATGCTATTTTTCCCAGCTTATATGGAACATAAATATATGGTTGATGATGGAGTAGAACCGTTTAGATTTATACATTTCAATTTACAAGCTGTAAGAAAAATGATAACAGATACTGTTAGAAATACAGTAAAGTAGAAAAAATGAGTTTTAAAAAAAATAAATACGTAATTATTAAAAAAGCAATATCTGAAGATCTTGCAAAGTTTTGTTATGATTATTTCATGATGAAAAAAACAGTTGCAAGAACTATGTTTGATGCAAGATATATTTCTCAATTTACTACAGAGTTTGGCGTGTGGAATGATCAACAAGTTCCAGAAACTTACTCACATTATTCTGACATTGTAATGGAAACATTACTTGTTAAATTACTTCCTATCATGGAAGAAACAACAGGAATAAAATTAAATCCTAATTATTCATACGCACGAATCTATAAAAAAGGTGATATATTACATAAACACAAAGATAGATTTTCGTGTGAAATTTCTACAACTATGCATTTAGGTGGTGGTTGTTGGCCAATATATCTTGAACCAGATGCATCACAAGGTGGTGTAGATGAAAAAACTGGTAAATATAAACCATCAAAATCTAAAGGTGTTAAAGTAATGTTAGAACCAGGTGATATGTTAGTGTATCGTGGAAATGAATTAGAACATTGGAGAGAAAAATTATCCTTTGATGATTGTGGTCAAGTATTCTTACATTACAATAATGTTGAAACTAAAGGATCTAAAGAAAATATATATGATCGTAGACCTCATCTAGGACTTCCAGCTTGGTTTAAAAAGTGATATAATTTTATTAAGTAGGGAAATAAACCACCTTTCCACACCTTATTTCTCTACTTCTATACTTAACACTTAACATATTTTATAATGGTTATTAAATTATGCCATTAAAAAAGATACCGTTACCTCCAGGCTTTGATAAGAACGATACAGCATCTCAAGCAGAGGGCCGTTGGATTGATGGAGATAATGTACGTTTTCAATATGGATCACCTGAAAAAATAGGTGGTTGGCAACAAATTAATTCATCTATATTAGTAGGAGCGGCTAGGGATATACATTCTTGGTTTGATTTAACTGGTAGACGTTATGTAGCTATTGGTACAAACAAAGTTTTATATGTTCTTTTTGATGAAGTGTTTTATGATATTACACCTTTAGATACAGCCTTAACAGGTTGTACATATACATCAACAACAGGATCTGCAACAGTTACAATTAATAAAAACGCACACAATCTTGAAGTTGGAGATTTAATTAAATTTACAAGTGTAACAACACCAGGACCAACCACAACAAGTTTTACAACAGCTAATTTTGAAACTAATTCATTTGAAGTAATCACAGCTACAACAAATACATTTACAATTACTATGCCTGTTACAGAAACAGGAACAGGAGTTACTACAGGTGGATCACTTATAACAAACCCTTATGTTAATATCGGACCATTAGCCGCGACACTTGGTTATGGATGGGGAGCAGGTAC